GACGATCCAAATAATCCTGATGATCCAAACAATCCTGACGATCCAAATAATCCTGATGACCCGAGTGGGGGTTCTGGCGGTATAACTTCAGGTGACCTTGCTCCAATTGTTGACGGCTTGGGTGATATAAATTCAAAATTGTCGGGTACTATAAAACGTTCAAATGCTGGTTCTTTTAAAATAGATGAAGCTAAACAAAAACTTGAAGACAAAAAGGAAGAACTTAAAACTAAGCTTGATTCTGTTAAAGATGAATATAAAAATTTAATTGGCACTGTCGCTGTTGGTACAGGCTCTTTAAATAATTGTTATGATGTTGTTAGATTTAATGGTAAAACTTATAATTTTTGTACAAATGAATATTCTGATGAATTATCTGTTTTAGCTCGTTTTGTTTATTTTATGTTTGTCGTAGTTGCTGCTTTTATTGTTTTGAGACCTTAATTTATGTTTGCTTTTTTTAATGCTGTTTTACAATTTTTTGATGTAACTATTTATCAATTATTAACTGATTTTGTTGCGTTTCTTATAATTCAATTAACTATATTGAAAATAGAATTACAAATATCTTCTTTGATTTTTTCTTGGGATATAGCCAAACAAGTTATTTCTCAACTAAATGTTGTTTCTGAAATTAATTCTTCTCTTTCTCTTTTACCGCCTGATACATTGAATTTATTAAATTTTTTTAATGTTCCAGCTGGTTTAAATTTAGTTTTAAATGCTGCTGTCACTAAATATGTTATGAATTTTGCGAGGTTTTAATTGTGGGTATAAAAATTCATCATGGACCCGACGGCACTTTTAAAACTTCAGGCGCGATTAAAGACGATATTTTACCCATTATTAAATCAGGTCGTACTTTAGTTACAAATGTTCGCGGTTTTTCTCGTGAAAAAGCTATTAAAGTTCTTGGTAAAAAGTTTGTTCATAAGAATTTTAAAGTTATTTTTATAGATACAGAGCAAGAATCAGGTAGGCAAAAACTAGCACGATTTTTCCATTGGTGTCCAACGGGTTCTTTTTTTGTTATTGATGAAGTTCAACGTATTTTTAAACCATCCTGGCGTGAAAAGGATTTATCTTTGCTTTCTTTTTATGATGATGAAGATAAAGTTTTAGATTCTCAAAGACCCGAAGATATTCATACTGCGTGGGATATGCAAAGGCATTATTCTTGGGATTTTGTTTTTACTACAACTTCTATTACTAAAGTTCGTTCTGAAATGCGCGACATGGCTAAAGTAGCTGTTCGTCATTATAATTTGGGGCTTTGGCGTTTTTACAAAACTATTGAGCATGGGGCGGATTCTCGTGGTACTTCACAATCAAGTCAAGGTACAGTTAAATACTTTAACTATGTACCGAAAAAGATTTTTGATCTTTATTCTTCGACAAAAACGGGAACATTCGAAAATTCTAACCCTCGCTCCGCTTTCTATAAAGATCCGAAAGTTGTTTCACTTTTATTTTTTCTTGTTTGCGTTTGGTCTTATGTTCTTTCTAAACCTGCTCCAAGAGCTGTGGGCGGGCATTCTGAAACTTCTTTACAGAAAGTTGTTAAAACCGATTTATCTAAAAATGAAAATCCTAATTCTTTGGCTGTTGAAAATGATAGTTTTCAGAATTCTAATGTTATTGATAACTCTGTTAATAACATCGTCGATACTAAAGTTTCTTTTTTAAAAAATGCTTTTATCACTGGCTCTGTCTATTCAACTGCTGAAAAAATATATTCTTTTCAAGTTAATGATAAAGATAAAGTTTATTCTTTTACTTCTATTGATCTCTTGGATTTCGGTTATTCTGTAAAATGGGTTTCTAAATGTCAGGCTTTAATTAAAACTTCTACTTCTACTTTTTCTATTTATTGCTCATCTAATTTATTTAAAATTTCTTCTTCTGATTTATCTGTTTAATTCTTTTATTTCGCGAATGCGAGTACCAGCGGGAACGCAGCAAAAGCGAAATAAAAAACTAAATTATTTCTTTACATTATCGCACCTTTGTAGCATAATATATTTGTTCTCAATGAACAGCAATATTTTATAAGTTCGGCATACTGCTATAACGAAAAAAGGAATATAAAATGTCTTATTTAATTAATGTTAATACTAACGAATTAGTTGCTTACACATCAAAGAAATTAAAATCTGGTGAGCTTGTATTAGTTGCATATAAAAAATGCGAGGAAAGTATTGACTCAAGTAGAAAATGTAATTTGGTTAATTCTTTTACTTGTAAAGCAAGCAACTCTAAAAAATGGGATCATGTCGATATTCGTTCATATAGTTTCTGCGAAGAAATTCACGAAAACGAATTTTGTATATCATAACCCTTGGGCGATCAATCGCCCATTACCCTAACCAAAGAATTTAAGGATCAAAATGAAATCAATTAAAAAATCAGTTTATATTTCTGGTGAAACTGTTCAACTTTTGTGGGTTATTTCTCCATCTTTACGCCCTAATTTTAGTGGTTCAATTAATCTTATGGCTAAATGTTATGATATTTTTGTGCAAGATAATTTGCCTGTTTTAACAGATAATGAAAAAAAAGCTCTTTATTCTATTGTTCTTAACTTCCCTTTTAATTCTGAAAATCTTGAATTTTCTTTAAAGGCTATTTCTATGCTTATAACTGAGAGTTATTTTAATAATAGTGAAGTAAAGCAGATTCTAAACAAACAGCAATGTTATGATCTTATTCAGAAATCAAAAAAATGGTCTTTGTCTGAAAGTATAGCAGTAGTACACTATTGCAGAGCTTATCTGAAAGATACACATACTTTTTAATCGTAACTCGATAAAAAGGAAAAATTTTAATTTTTCCTTTTTATGAGTAGGGCGCTTGCCGCCCAATTCTTTTTGGTGTTTTATGCCTTTGCAAGATTACATAAATTTATATTTTAATGGTTCTTCTTCTTCTTTTGCTCGTTTTTTAAAAGTGAAGCCGCAACAAGTTTATCAGTGGAAAAAAAAGGACTTTATTGTTGTTAATCATGTTCTTTATTCTCCAAGACGTGATTTTTCTATTTTGCTTTAGGGTTTTTTATGTCTTTTTATTTTTTTGATTGGTTAAGTTGTTGGCAAGAATTTGATTTTGATATTCCTATTTTTGCTGGCTCTATTATTACTAGAGAATGTCTAAAAACAGGTGAAATTATTAAGACTTCTACTTTTGAGCAACACGAGGGTAGTTATTCAACATCTATAAATATTCGTTCTGATGGTCGTAGATTGTCGGTTTCTGGTAATCCATCGAAAGTTAATCGTGTTGATAATCTTTTCGGTTTTTCTAATATAGATGATTGTTTTTCTGTTTATAATGCTATTTTGCGTTCTCTTTCTTTGCCTGAATTTACAAAATCAACTAAAATCGAATCTGTTTTTAATGAAAAAACACGTCGCTTTGATTTGGTTTCTGATGGTGCTAGGATAACTCAAGTTCATGTTACGCGTAATTATTGCGTTGGTGAAGCTAATGAAAAAAAATTTATTCGCTCTCTTGGTTCTATAGCTTATCGTAAAAAACTTGGTTTTGTTTACCCCGATAATTGTACTGTAGACTGGAACAAAGGCAGTAAAACTTTGTATTTTAAAGTTTATTCTAAATATCACTCTTTAATTCGTGAACGAAAAAAAATAGCTTATAAATTATTAGAATCTGATCTTGATTATTATGATCGGGTTACTAATTATTGTAAAAATAATGGTGTTGTTCGTCTTGAATATGAATTTAAATCAGATTTTCTTCGTTTTCGTAATCTTCAATTTTGGGGTTATAATAATGTTTCTGTTCTTTTTGATTTCGGTTTTCTTGAAAATAGGTTTAATAAAATGAGTGTTACTGTTTCTGATTTTGATTCTATAGCTGATGATCTTATTTCTGAAAATATAGTAACTTCTCGTCAGTCTGCTAACTCTACCCAGTCTTATTTTATGATGTGGTTGTACGGTCAAAATTTACGTGAAAAGTTATCTAATTCTCAATTTTATGTGCATCGTAATAGATTGTTAGCTCTTGGTTATGATATTTCTGAGACTTGTAATATTTTAACTATGCCGCTTCGTTTAAAATCTCAAAGTGATATTTCTTTGCTTGATTTGCCTGTTCCTGATTTTTATCGGTTTTAGAAAGAGGGTTAGTAACACCTCTTTCTAGTCCTGACTTCAGGATTATTTTGTATTTAAAAGATATTTTTTGAAGTGTTTTGCTTTACTTTTTTAATATTTTCTGTATTATTATTGCATCTGTTATTTATTATTTGGGGTTTTTATGAAGTTGTTCGTTTCAGGTGCTCGTTTTTGTTCGGGTACTTCAAAAGTTGGTAGAGATTTTGAATTTGGTGAAATTTTTGTATTGTCTCCAGTTCAAAATTATTCTTCTGAAAAATTTAATGTTTCTTTGGCTTGCGGTTATGAGTCTAGTTCTGTTAACTGTACTATAGATGTTCTTAATCAGCTTAATTCTTTAACTAATGATTTTCCTATGCAGCTTAACTTTTTGACTGATACTGTTTTAAAAAATGGTCAGTTACAAACTATTGTTACTGGTATTGCTAAGTAATGAGTATTTGTGTTCAGTATGATTCCAATTCGGGTTCTTTGATTTCTTCTAGTGTTCCCATTTCTGAATGCAATGATTATATTTTATTGTCTTTAGATGAATATAATACTTATTCGTCTTTTAATTCGTTTGATAAAGATATGTACGATGCTGGTTTCGGCGGTGTCATAACTTTATTTGTTGCTGGTATCGCTGTCGGCTCGATAATAGCAATTATTAAAAAAATAGGTCGATAACTAAGGAGTTTATTATGAGTTTAAAAACAAAATTTGGTCTTTCTTTTGCTGCTTTAACGGGTGCTTTATCCACAAGTGCTGCTTGGGCTATTGATACAACTGCTGTTCAAACTGCTGTTGCTGCTGCTGAAAGTGACGCATTGACAACTGGTCAGTATGTTATAGGTACTGTTGCTTCACTTGTAGTTATTGGCTTAATTATAGCTATTGTTAAGAAAATTTAGTATGTTTTCTCTCATTTACGGTGCTTTGTGTGCTGTCACTTTTGTTGTTAGCATCGCGATATCTTTCTGGGCTGTTAGATGATCCGTATTTTTTTATTGGCGATTTCTTTTTTGATTTCGCCTTTTTCTTTTTCAAGTATTTTTACAGACGGTACTGTCCTTACTTATCCTCCAAAACGCGATCAGTTATATTGTTTGACTGCCAATTATGGCTCTATTATTTCTGATAAATCTTGTGCTGAAACTTTAGATGATGCAAAACTTTCTGCTTCGTATTCATTAGCTTCAAAAGTTCCACCCATTTCGCCAACAACTTCTTATCCTATACGTACATATTCTGCACCTTTTGTTAAAGTTGTTACTGATGCGCATGGCTCTTTAAGATATGAACTTTGGCATTCTACTTCTGTAACATATTCACCCAATTATGATAATTCTTGTTCTTGTTATATAGATCAAGAACCAATTACTGGCGAATCCAAGATCCGTACTGTAGATTTTTCTAATTCAACCTATGAACAAACTGATACTTGTCCGCCTGATTCTAATCCAACTTTTACGTATTCTGTAAAAAATGAAAATGGTGATATTTTAGCTTGTGCTGATCCTGCTACTATCCCACTTTATGATACTTGTGATTTTAATGATATTCCTCCAATTCCCGTATCTTTGCCTCATGGCTGTTATACCAAAGCTGATGGTTCAAAATGTGCGGTTAAGTCAACTATTCTTACCGATGGTTCTTCTATATATACTCATTCTGAAAATAATTGCTATGGATCTGATAATGGTTTGCCTGATTTATCTAATGATATTGTTGACCCTATTCCATCTGAAAATAACTGTCAAACAGTAGGTAATTTAACCGCTTGTGCTGCTGATTATTCAGAAAAGTGTCCTAACGATGTTTGTGAACAGGGTTGCGGTTTTGTTAATGATTCTTTCCTTTGTTTTTCTACTGATCCAAATAATCCTGACGATCCAAATAATCCTGATGATCCAAACAATCCTGACGATCCAAATAATCCTGATGACCCGAGTGGGGGTTCTGGCGGTATAACTTCAGGTG